GTGATGACCAAGGCTCAAGCGGTGGCGATAAACCATCGCTATCTTTCTATGGACTCAACAATCAAAGCATACGATGAAGCTTACAAGTTTAAATATCATCAGCATAGTCAAGCAATTAAAGCCTTGGGTCGCCAAGATTCAGTCATTGCTGAACTCAATCGACAACTCCTCGTCAAGCCGTCGTTCCGACCGATGACAACTACAGATGTTGTGATGGCTGTTGTCATTTCAATGTTTGGTACATTCCTAGTAATCCTGCCGTAAGATGGACAATCGAATTAAAAACCTACTAAAGAAGCACGGACTATCTGGCGTTAATAAGCCTAAGAAAACTCCGTCGCATCCGACCAAGAAAGGTATTGTTCTAGCTAAGGTTGGTGACAAAGTACGCTTGATTCGCTTTGGAGACCAGAAGATGGGTCACAACTATAGCCCTGAAGCTCGTAAAAGTTTTAAGGCTCGCCACGCAAAGAATATAGCTAAAGGCAAGATGAGTGCTGCGTTTTGGGCAGACCGTTTGTTCTGGGGCGGTCCTAGCGCAGACAAGAAGATGCCGCCTAAGTCGCAGAAGTATACACGTGGACTATAATGGCAACAGCAAAGAAAAAGAATCCAGCGTTGTGGGAGAAAGCCAAGGCTCAAGCCAAAGCCAAGATGGGCGGGAAGCATTCTGCTCGGGCGATGCAATTAGCTGTTTCGTTATACAAGAAAGCAGGAGGTACCTACGAGGGACCCAAGCGCTCGACTTCTCTCTCAAAGTGGACCCGTCAGAACTGGCGTACAAAAAGTGGTAAGCCATCATCAGAAACAGGTGAACGCTACCTGCCAGAGAAGGCTATAAAGTCCCTATCTCCAGCTGAATACGCAGCAACAACACGTGCAAAAAGAGAAGGAACGGCTCAAGGAAAGCAGTTCGTAAAGCAGCCCAAGGGCATAGCTAAGAAGGTGGCGAAGTACCGCAAGTAGCGCCCACTCAGTGGGTTGAGATGTTGTAACATCTTTTTGTTTAAATTTGTCACGTATAATCAAAATTTAATATTATGTCAAAAGAAATTGAAGACGCTCTTGGAGCAATGGGATTTGAAGTTACCAGCGGAGAAGTTCCCGAGGGTACATCTCTAGACGCACCATCGTTTGAACCACCCCAAGGTTCCGATGTTCTTGACTTCTCGCCCCTAACGCAACAGCCTTCTTCTGAGCCATCTGCGGAGCCCACTCCTGAGCCGCCCGTGTCAGACTCACAAGAGCCTCAATCAAACCAAGGTCAGGTTATTGACCAAAGTTCTTTACAATCTCCCGAGCCCGAGATGTCGGATGAAGAGTTTGAAGCGGCAGTCGCCAACTACGTCAGTGAAAGGCTTGGCGTATCGGTGGACAGCCTTGATGCTCTTAATCAGATGTTGAATGCTCGACAAGCTGCTGAAATTGATGAGCGAGTTAAGGCCATCGCTGATTTCGTAGCAGAAACGGGAAGAGACCCGCAAGATTGGTTTACATACCAGTCTATCAATCCGTCTGAAATGGACGACTTGAGTGCGGTACGCCTGCAGTTATCTGTAGAATACCCGAATCTGTCCAGTGAGGAGGTAGACCTGTTGGTTCGTTCTAAGTATAAATTAGACGCTGACATCTACTCCGAAGACGAAGTTAAGCTGTCCTCTCTCCAACTCAAGATTGACGCAGATAAGGCTAAACAAGGTATCGAGAAGATTCGCGAGAATTACAAGCTACCTGTGAGGCCAGAAGGACCCGATGCTAGCGTCGAAAGCCCGATTGATGAGCAGTGGATTGCCACTATGTCTCGTGAGGTCGATGAGCTTGAAGCCATCTCCTTTGACCTTCAGGGTCAGGAGTTCAACTTCGCGCTCAAAGATGATTACAAGAATCAATTGAAGCAGAAGAATGCTAACATCGACCAGTTCTTCGACCAGTATGTGGACGAAGGAGGAAACTGGAACTTCGAGATGCTGAATGTGCACCGAGCCCTTGTAGACAACATTGACGAAATTGTCAAGTCTATCTACAATCAGGGACTTAGTGACGGACAGCGTAAACTCGTAGAGAAGGCTGCCAACGTAGACGTATCGTCTCCGAAGGTTGCTCCAGCGTCGGCTACTGATAATGTTGCCCAACAGATTTACAACCATCTGTATGGAGACAACGGCCTTCGTATAAAAATCTAAATCTAGACAAAAACAATGTCAACGACTAACACTCCGTTGGACTTTTCGCCCAACAGCTTCCGTCGGTTAGACCCGACCAAATATGTATCTCTTGGTGACTTCATCAACGAGGTAAACAAGCCTGACAACCGTGACCTTCTTGTGAAGACCTACGGCAACCAAGGCATCACTGGCTTCCTGCAAATGACGGGAGCTGTGAAGGCTAATGGTGTTGCTGACGAGGTTCAGTACTGGGAGGAGACTCGCTTGCACCAGCTTCAAGTAGGTACTCCTTCAGCTACTGTTGCTGCTGGCGCTACCTCTTTTGTAATCAATCTTGCCTCTGCTGCTACCAGCGCCACTGGTGCCACTAAGGCTGCTGCTCAGAAGTACCTCCGCGTTAACGACGTGATTTTGGTTGGTGGTGTAGACCGCTTCATCATCACGGCTGTTTCTGCTGGTGAGTACTCTCAGACTGCTACTGCTGCTGCAACTGCTGTTTCTCTGACCTCTGCTGGTATGAGCGCTTCTGCTGCCGCTGCTGCTGCTAACTACCCGATTATCGGTAATATGTTCGCTCAAGGAACCGACCAGAACTCTGGCTACCTCGAGTCTAACGTTGTTAAGCGCACCAACCCGTATATGATTCTCAAAGAAGTATACAAGGTTACTGGTTCGCAGGCTACCAACATCGGCTGGGTTAACTTGGGTAACGGCGACTACCGCTGGTTCATCAAGTCTGAAAACGACACTCGTCAGCGCTTCCTCGATAAGCGTGAGATGATGATGTTGCTCGGACAGTCTGTTAGCAACACTGGTTTGACTGCTCTCGGTTCTATCGCTGGCTCTGAAGGTTACTTCTCTGCTATCGCTGACCGTGGTATCGTAGTTAACTCTGGTGCTACGACGACTGCCGCTATCGCTACCCTTGACGAGCTTGATGGTATCATCACTGCCCTCGACAAGCAAGGCGCTATGCCCGAGTACGCTATGTACCTGAACCGTCTGCAAGACCTCGCCATCGACGATATGATTGCTAACGGTACGTCTACTGCTGCTAACATCACTGCTGGTGTTACCACTCAGTTCGGACAGTTCGCTAATGCTGACGATATGGTGAAGCTTGGCTTCTCTTCGTTCGTTCGCGGTTCTTACACCTTCCACAAGCACAGCTGGAAGCTCCTCAACGACCCCACGTTGTTGGCTGGCAGCGCTTTCCAAGGCGTAATGATTCCGTTGACTCGCGTTGCTGACCCGAAGACGGGTGACAAGGCTCCTGCACTGGAACTCAACTACAAGGCTACCAACGGCTACAGCCGTGAAATGGAGCACTGGATGACGGGTTCTATCCTTGGAGTTACCAACACCAACACGGACGCTCTGCAGTTCAACTACCGTTCTGAGTGTGCTCTCGTAACAAGAGCAGCCAATCAGCACGTTTTGCTAAGAAGCTAATAATCAATAGGTTACTTGCTTTAACAGGAGGGGGCAATGCCCCCTTTTTTTATTTTCATAACATTAACTAGAACAAGCTGATTTATTTTATATTTAACATATGAATAGACACTACATATACTTTCACAGAAGAGCTGACGACAATATTGTTTTCTATGTTGGGATTGGAGTTGGGCGAAGAGCTTATAGAATATCTAATAGGTCTGAGTTCTGGAAAAGAATAGTTGCCAAGCACGGTGGATTTACAATTGAATTTGCCCATACTGGCTTAAGCCATAGCGAAGCAAAGGCACTAGAGGTTCATTATATTTCATTATTTGGACGTGCCGACAGGGATTTGGGCACACTATGTAATATGACAGACGGAGGTGATGGAAGAGTTAATTATAAGTGTACCGAAGAAACAAAACAAAAAATGAGAGAATCATCTACAGGAGTTGTTTTTACAGAAGAAAGAAAAAAGAAGATTGGAGAAAAAAGTAAGGAAAGAGAGGCTTGGAAATCGGCGATGAAGAACAGGGGTGACGAATGGAGAAAGAAAATATCCAATGCAAGGAAGAAGAAGGTTATATGCGATGGAGTGCTATATGAATCATTAGGCGACGCGGCACGCTACTATAACAGGTCAATACAAATAATATCTGAAAGGTGCCGTTCGGACAGACACCCATCATTTTACTACTTTAAAGGTGAATGAGTATCAGCACGTTTTACTACGCTCGTAATCAACGAGTTACGTAATGTGAAGGGGCCTTCGGGCCCCTTTTTTATTATATTGTTGTAACACATAAATTTGCAATGTTTAATAACATTAAATTCTATTAGTTATGGCACGCCCTCGTGTAAACCAACCAGCTGTTGAATCCTTCGAATTGGATATGACAGAAACCGTTGCAGAAGTTGCAACAGTTGCCCCCGCCCCCGTATCAAAGCCGAAAGCTGTTGCTCCTCCAAAGGTTGAGCGCAAGCCTAAGATTTATACCGTCCCTAGCGGCGGGGGTATCATCTTCCAGATTAAGTCGGAGGCTATCATTTACGATGCACAGACCAATACTAACCGACAGATTCGCTACTGTCCGAATGAGGCATCGGTATTTGCAGACGAGCAGAGCAATCTTGCTGTTCGCCAGCACGTAATCTTTGAAAACGGTATTCTTTACGTTCCCGCCGAGAAGCCGAACCTTATGAAGTTCTTGGACTTACATCCTGGCAATCGTGCTAACGGGGGAGGTCTCTTTGAAGAGGTGAACACTGAACTCAAAGCACAGGTTGATGTTGATACAGAATTCATCCTCCACGACGCTATTGGATTGGTTCGCAACAAGAGCGTAGACGAGCTTTTGCCTGTTGCTATTTACTTGGGCATTGACACCAACCAGAAGAACGCTGAGATTAAGCGTGAGCTGCTCTTGGAGGCTAAGGCCAACCCTAGCAAGTTCATTCAGCTCTTTGACAACCCAGTAGTTCAGTCTCGTGCTGCAGTGAAGAAGGCTATTGACTTCCAGATTCTTCTCGCCAAGGAGGACGGAATGTACTGGTTTGACAGTGGTCGCCTTATTCTTTCCACCCCCGCAGGACAAGATACAATTGAAGTGATGTCACGTTTTTGTCTTAGCGAAAAAGGTTCTATATTGTACAACGAATTGAAGGGTCAGTTAGACAGACTCTAAGATGAATTGGTTTGGATGGGTAAGGGGGCTTCGGCCCCCTTATTTATTTGGTATATTTGCATTAAACTGCGTAAGATAATGGCAAGTGTAAACCGCGTATATACAGCACTTAAAGACTTGGCCAACAAGGACCAACGGGGGTTCATTACGCCTGCTATCTTCAACAACTTCGCTGGTGTCGCACAGATGAACATCTTCAACCAGCTATTTGACGACGTAGCTTTAGCTAAGCGCTTACGTAACTCTGCGCTTGACGGAAAGCTGGATAAGGGGCGGATGAAACAGATTGAGGAAGATTTGGCTACGTTTTCTAAAAGCGCTACGATTTCATTGACTGTTGGCATTGGCTCTAAGCCTTCTGACTTGGCGAGAATTATTTCTCTAAACACAACGGACTCTCCTTCCAAGTCTGTTCCTATCGTCTACGACGAGGTGAACTGGGAAAACGTTTTAAGAAGCACGCTGTCGGCACCTACGGCTAGCTATCCAGCTGCTCTTTTGACCAACCAGATTGAGGTGGCTCCCACTTCGATTGCCAGCGTGAAGCTTCGTTACTACAAGCAGCCGCAAGGATTGGTCCCCTCTACGGGAGCAAGGACAGCCTCTCAACCACGCTTTGGCTACACGGTGGCAGCGGGAAAGGAAGTTTACAGCTCAACCAATAGCGTTGACTTTGAGCTTCCTGAGCACTACTTCGCTGACTTGGTGGTGGAGATTGCTAAGCTCGTTGGTGTGAACCTTCGTGACCAAGACGTATATGCTTACGCTCAAGGCGAACAAAAATCTAGTATCTAATGGCGCAAGACGCAGTATCTCTCGAGCAGGTCATCACTGACTTTATGCTGTCCGTTGACCACGACGACTTTGCTAATAATGCATCTGAAGTTGTTGTCAAAAACTTGGCTCTACGTGGAATCCGTGAGATGGGCTTTGACATTCTAAAGCGAATCAAGGCTGTTACCATCAACGTAAGCGCAAACAATACTGTTGACTTCCCTATTGACTATGTTGACTATACGAAGATTGGAAAGATTGGAAGCGATGGACTTATCTATGTATTCGGTGAGAACAAGAACTTTAACCTTACGGGAGCCCCTATCGTTATTGACGATGACTTTAACCAAAACTATGACTCCTACGTTTTCCGTGAGTACGTATACGCTACTACGGACGGCGGTATGTATGGACTCGGCGGTGGTAACTACTCAGGGCAATACCGAGTAGACCAAGCAAACAACAGATTTGAGCTGTCTTCAGACGTTAACGCATCGCAGGTTTACTTGGAGTACATCGCTGATGAGGCTCGCGCTGCAACGCCAACTATCCACGTATACGCTGAGCAGGCTTTGCGTGCCTATATCTATTACCACTTGGTCGAGCGTCGTTCTAGCGTTCCTCTTGGAGAAAAGGCCAGAGCACGTGCCGAGTACTACAACGAGCGCAGACTGGCCAACAGCAGAATGAAGGCATTCTCTAAGGAAGAGGCACTCAAGACGATTAGAAAGAACTTTAAGCAATCTGTGAAGGCTTAATTATGGCAATTGACAAGCTTATACCGAGGTACCTCAACAAAGATGATGACGCTCGCTTAGTTAAGACAACAGAGATGACGGACGCTTTAAACGTCCGCATTTCTGCTGATGCTGACGGTGATGGCGGTGTAATCAAAAATGCTTATGGTAACGGAGCTATCCCCTTCAAGTCGGGGGACAGCCTTCCCGCTGGCACCAATGAGGTTATTGGCACTGTCTCCAACCTTCAAGACGGGGAGATTTACTTCTTCGTTTGGAACTCTGGAAACAATCACTCGGTATATCGCTTCTCTTCGTCTTCTAATGAGGCGCAGTTAGTCTATCGTTCTTCCATTTTAAAGTTCACGCGCTATTCTACTGTTAGAGCCACGGTTGTAAAGAACCTCTCTGACGAGACTTTGCTGTACTTCACTGATGGAATCAACGAACCCAAGAAGATAAACGCAACACGCGCTCTTTTGGGGCTTTATCCTGCGGCATTCACCTCTGGAACAGATTCTCAAAAGCTCATCTGTACTGCGGTAGCCAAGCAGCCGCCTCTTTCTCCCCCTACGTTTGCTTTCTCTACGAACCCTGCGTTAAAGCAGAACAACCTGTATGAGGCTACGTTTCAGTTTGCTGCTCAGTATGTCTACCAAGACGGGGAGCGTTCTGCTATTTCTCCGTACTCGGAGTTAGCTGTTTCTGCGTCTCAGTTCTTTGATGGCATTCTTTCGGAAGAGGAGAAGCTTAAGAATAATACGCTGACGATAACTGTTCCAACAAGTGTTGCCGACGTAAAAGAGATTGTGGTATTGGCTCGCAACGGAAACGTTGGCACCTTCTACGAGATTGGCACGCTGGTCAACAGTCCGACCAATCCTACGCAGAACATTACGTTTGACAACAGCAAGCTGTACACTCCTATCTCGGCCGACGAGATTAACAAGATTTACGACAACGTACCGTTTACTGCTGAGTCTATCACTATTGTAGGGAACAGATTGGTATTTGGCGGCTATACTGCTGGTCGTGAGAATTTGCGTACCGACGTAGACGTTATTCCGAATTACTTCCCGCAGCCGCTCAGCTATGATATTGATGTGGCATATCCATCTGTTTATCCTCCAACTACCGAACTAAAGAGGAAGGCATTTGATATTGACATCAGTAATATTCCCGCCATTACATCTGAGGACTCTGTTTTGAATCTAGCATTCTCATTGAATCTTGGATGTATTTCTTTTGAGATTGGCGGTATGTATATTCAATGGGTACAAAAAGATAAAGCCACTCAAAATGAGCACGACTACGCTGGTCTTATTTCGAGTAGAGCTCAGCCTAATGGTGGCGGCCTTAATGTAAAAGCATCTCCATTCTCTATCTCTAAATACATCAACATTCCAGCTGGATATACAAAAACTCAGATTGTTGATTTAATTAAGGACTCTATAACCGATACGTATAACGTAGTACTTGATTCTGACGTAACGGATTTCGAATATGCAAGTCGAATTGTAGAAGTAGACGACCTTCAAGGAACCACCAACAGTAATAAGTGGATGTTCTTTAATGGCTCTGGTCAGATTAATGTCTCACTAGACAACGAAACAGCTTCTTTACTTACCTTTCAAATGGAGGTCGAAAGCGCTGCGCTGGTTGCTAAAGTTGGATACAACTTTAATGTGGCCAGTACCATTAATACTGTGACAAATATTTTCCCTCCTGTTGCGATGCTTAAGTCGCTGTTTACTAGAGGTAAATCATTAGGGGAGGCTTTTCCAGCTACCAATGTGCTATTTAATCAGATTGAGTTTGTTGACGCTCCATCAGTAACATATCAAGGAGACGGACAAGACTACAATGAATTCAATAAGGTAACAGAGTCTGGAAACGAGTTTGTGCCAAAGTTTGGAACATCCACCACTCCACTTGTCACCAAGGGAAAAACGTTCTTCTTAGACAATACAGACGACGTAGACGACGCCATCTCTTTTCAGGCTAATATTCTCACCCGAGGAGACATTAATGGATACCAGACGTTTAAGGCTGGGGCTACCCATTCATTTGGAATCGTATACTACGACTTGTTCAATCGCAATGGTGGCGTACAGGCTGTCCCTGATATGTACGTGAATTGGTACGACAACCGATTCGTTGAGAACAGTCTTTATGGTCGTGTAGAGACCCTTTTTCGAGTAAAGCATCAGGCTCCATCGTGGGCGGTAAAGTGGGCTCCTGTATATGCCAAGCTAAATAGTGTAACAAATAAGTTCCAGTACTCAATCATCAGAGCGTTTACCGCGACAAACCTTCAGGCTAAGCCTTTCGCTGGCGTAGCGTCTTTTGAGGAAGTAATCTATCTGTCTCTGCGCTCACTCGAGGGCAAGAGTGACTCCTACAAGGAGATGTTCGGGGCAAACTTGGATTACAAGTTCCAAGAGGGGGACAGACTAAGAATCATTCAGTACGGGTTCCTTCAGCGCTCTTCGATTGACGTAGAGGTTTTGGGCTACTTTGACTTCACGGATGATATTGATACCAACCCAGTTATCGACCTCACCAGCGATGAGGACACGTTTAACACTACGGGACGATTCTTGGCAGTTAGAGCCGTTGACTTCTTGGGATGGGATACCTACAGCATCATTACTGGCGTAGACAACTGGCGCAACGAGTGTATTGTTGAGGTATATCGTCAGAATCGCCCTACCAGCGAACAGATTTTCTACGAGATTGGAGAATCATTTGATGTGGTTAATGGAGTTCACCAAGGACAGCGAACTTCCATAAGCCCGTTCAGCGTAGAAGTCGTTGACGATTCCGATAGAAACAACCTTGAGGTTCACTCTAACATCATTGCCTACAAGGGCGACATCTTGAGTGACGGCTCTGGAAATGTTATGACTGTTGAGAACGTATACCCAAAGGTTAACGGTCCATACAACTACGTGTTCTACGCCTCTACAACGTCTGGTTCTTTTACCGCTACGACCTATACGCTAAACCTTCAGAACAGTTTAGATGCCGTTGTTCAGTTTGCTCAAGGGGACAGTTACTACAAGCCACGCCTTTTGAAGGTAGGCGAGAAGGCTTACGCTAACAACTTCACGTTCTCATTTATCGAGGACTACTCTGTTAGTGATATGTTCCCGTCCAACTCTGTCTCTATTGGCCGCCCACACGCAGTCATCCCAGAGGCAGAAACCACATTCTACCAATCATCGGTAGTATACTCTGAGCCGTATTTGGTTGGAAATCAACGTCTCGGTCTTTCCTCGTTTAATCCAGCGCTGATTAACTTCAAGGATTTCGATTACCGATATGGCTCTATTAAACAGCTTGTTGGGGATGATGACCGTATGTACCTCATCCAAGAGCGCAAGGCTGGCTGGGTTTCCGTTGGAAGAAACGTTATTCAAACCTCGGAGGGCTCTGAGTCATTGACGGTATCTAATGCTGTATTTAGCGTTGCGAACTATTACCTAGGAGACTACGGAATCAATAATAATCCAGAGTCGCTGGCTACGGACAGAGGAAGAATCTACTTTGCCGACATTAGAGCTGGTAAGATTGTACGCATCTCTCGTGACGGCATTACACTCATCAGCGAGGCAAAGATGGATGCTTTCTTCAAGGAAAACTTTAGACTCATCACCACGCTATCTGCCAGTCAGAAAGTCATTGGAGGAGTAGACGTAGAGGCAGACGAGTATATCGTATCTGTCAACATACTCTACAACGCTACGGTTACCGTAAGCAATTCAGGTGTTCCAACGAATACCTATAAGGCTCAAGTAAATGCTGCTGGAACGAGAGTCATTGCCGAAATTGAATTTGACGATGATGACTTGTTTACGTTCGACACTGAGATTCGTGATTTCAAATTGTTGTGCGATGAGTTCGATGACAGCCTGAACGCTATTGTGTTCTTGGATAAGTTAGTTGATGGGCAACCAGCTTACGTTGGTGAAGAGTTTATTGGTCAATCAGGAACCATCTATGGCGTTGCAACAAACACATCTTATGGCTTCTTTATCCCCATTCTTCTAGACTTGGCTACTGGCGAGTTTTACTTCACCAATGATTGCGGAACACACACTGGGGCTATTGGGACACCCACCTCGCAGCTAAACGACTTTACGGCAGCATACGATGTCGAGGACAATGTTTGGAATACGCTTTATTCTTACCGACCCGAAGCAATTTCATCTGTTGATGACGCATTGTACACGTTCAAGGCTGGGACAATGTATCTACACTCTGACGCTTACAACAGAGCCACATACTATGGCGCCGCCGCTGGTTCTGTTGTTGAGGTAATCTCTAGTCAAAACAACTCAATGGTCAAGTGCTACGAGGCTGTTTCTCTAGAGGGTGATGATGCTTGGGCTGGTGCGCTTAGCAATACCGACCAGTCTACGTCAATCTCTAACACGCCAGTGACGGTGGACAGCATCTTCTATCCTTACGGAGACTACGAGAAGAAAGAGCGTTACTACTATGCTGCTGTTCCTAGAGACACGAGCGCAAATACTGGTGGTGCTACGATTACAGCATTGAGTGGCACTTCTGAGGTCTTCTCGCTTGGTGAGATTGCAACTGGAGGCATCAGCGGTTCTAACATCACGTTTGCCGCTCCTGTGGCAGACATTGGATTCCCCTTGGGGGCTGCTCTATATAAGGTTAGCGCTGGAAACTTAGTGTCTTTGTCGCTTACCGTAACGGGGGTAACTGGAACAAATACAATAAGCTGTTCTGCTTCAGTGACTGGCGTAGTGGCTGGCGATATTGTGGTTGCCATCGCCAACGCTGCAATTGAAGGAGACCAGATGCGTGACTACTATCTAAAACTAAGACTCACCAATAGCAACACAAACGAAATCGAGTTGTACGCAGTCAATGCTGTCTTCTCTCCGAGTAAGTTGCATAACGAGCTTGGACAACAATAAATAATATCTTTGTAATATGAAGGTTAAAAAAGGAAAACAAGTAAAAAAGTACAGCGTAGGAGGCGCTATCGCTGCCCAAGTTGGACTTGGTGCACTCCAGTCTCTTATTGGCGGCGCTCAGTATCTTGGCGGAACAGCTCAAGCACAAAAGCTAAAGGCTCCATCTACGGCTACGCCAAGCTCTTTTAGAGAGCTTTACCAAAGCGCTCAGAATCAACAGCTTGTACAGCAAAACCTCGATGAGATTAACCGCGCCGCAGCCACTTACCTTCAGGCACTTCAAGCTGGCGGCCCTCAGTCTGTTGCTGCTGGCATCTCTGGAATTTCTAGGCAGCAAGCCACCCAAACGCAGGATGTTCTGAATGCACAGATGCTTCGTGAGATGAAGGCTGCTGAGGCTCTTGCTCTTGCTGATGAGCGTGCTCAAGGGCGTGCTCGCGATGTATACGAAACCCGCTTTGGGGAGGCCCAAGCCGCACGTGCTGCTGGACTACAAAATGTATTTGGCGCGGTAGGCTCAACAGCTAAAGGTCTCCTTGCCCTTGAGAAGCCAGATTCTAAGTTTGAAGTTCCTACTGCTGAAGCTACTTCGGTGAAGCCAAGGTCTTTATCTAGTGTATTGCCAGAATCTCCATCGGCAGGAAAGGTTAGATTGTCGGGTGAGCCAGTAGCGCTTCCAGATTTGGGCATTAAAAAGCCAGGGCCTGGAAACATTATGAGAACACTTCCGCCATTTAAGATAACTGAGCTCGAGGAGGAGCTTTTGGGTAAAACTAGAACGTCATTCCTAGAGGATGGAGGTATGGTTACTGGAGGTAAGTTTAGCCACAAAACAAACCCAATTGATATTATTCAAAAAGGTGAGAAGATTGGAGAGATGACTGGCGGAGAGGTAATCTTGAATCCTTCACAGCAGAAAAAGCTCAGCAAGGAAAGCGCATACTTCCGTCAGTTGTTAAAGAAATTCAATAAGCAGAAGTAATGGCAATAGCACCACCGCCCGTAGTATTAAATGTTCCAGACCTTGTTGGCTACGCCCAGCAGCTCAAGGCCCAGAAAGAGGCGAAGCAAAATCAGCTTACGGAGTATTTAAGTAAGTTCACCAAGGAGAAGGGACAGCTTCTTGACGGAGTTCGCCCAGAGGTACAGAAGGCTTGGGATGAGGTTCAATCATTGTCTACGGAAGTAGAGATGAATGACAGCCCATCTAATCGTGCTGCACTGAACCGTGCCTACCAAGATTATGCAGAACTCGCTGGTGCTGGTATGGCCTACACTCAGTCTGTTCTTAAGGAGACTACTTCAGCTATGATGGAGCCAGAGAAGTTCAATCTTCGCGGTATGTCTCCTAAAGACCTGTATTCCAGCGTTAACACGGAGATGCTGGACAGAAACGCTATTTTATCTAGAGCCTCTCAGCCGTTTGTGCTTGACAGAAAGTTCGAGTATAAGATGATGGACCCATACCAACTCGCCCGTGATGTGCGTAAGGACTGGGATGAGTCTGCCAAGTTTAGCTACATTGACCCTAAGACTGGTAAGTTTAATCCAGCCGATAGAGAGAAATGGATTCAAGAAACCGTGTCTTCCCGTATGCTGTCCCCTGAGTTCCAAAAGAACGCAGCCATCTGGTCTGGCGTTAACCTTCGTCAGATTGGCGAGGGCGGTCAGGTAACAGACTACACTCAGATAGAGAATATCGACCAGAATCCTCAGTATAATAACTGGATTGGCAAATATGCAGACGAGGTTTACAAGTACACCGACCTTCTTGTGCCTGAGTCTTCCATCAACCCTTATCAGGTTCGGCAAGACCAGCTCGACCGTCAGCCTGGCTCGTCGTTTGGATTTGGATTTGGTGCCGCACCTAAGGGGGCTACTCTTCACAGTCCATTTGAGCGCCCTGTGTCAGGCGAAGGCTCTAAAGTTGAAATGGGTGTTATAGGTACGAATATCGTTCCTCCTGTGCCAAGCGAGCCCGCTACAGGGTTCCAAGCTCAAGACGGCATATATTCTGGCTCTCGTCAGATTGTAGAGTTTGGAAAGCTCCCTAACGGAAGCGTCTACGTTTCCTACAAGGGTGGCGGAGAAAGTGATGCTGCTAACGTCTTCGGAGGCTCGCAAGAGTCTGAAATGGTGGAGGCTACACCTCAAGATATTGCTTCATTGCAACAGTATCTTATCCGTAAGAAGGATGCCCCTACTTACAATTTCTTATTCGGAAATGACGTATCTTCGAGTCGTGCTTCAGAGGCTCCCAAAGCGACTAGCGCTGCGGACCTTAGGGCGAAATACGACTACTGATGGAAGACGAACTGATTTTATCCGAAAAAGACAGAAGTAAGCTTGACGGCATCGTCAGCAAGATGGTTGCTAATGGTGAGTCAGATGATAATATTCAGTTCGTTGTAGGAGACTTCAAGAAGAAGTACGGTAGCGTAAAAAAAAAAGAACAATCGCTTTTCGATGGTTTACAGGGCAGGGAGGAATCTATGGAGGTTCCTGCACCGTCTACATCGGCAAAGACAGCTACACCTTCACCGCAGCCTTTAAAAAGGGAAGAGCCAAAGAGTGATTTTGGTGCATTAAGAGCGCAGCCTACGCAGCGCAAAGATGAGTTATTGCCAATCCCTCAAGTTTCAAGAAGAGAAGCGGAAAAATCAATAGCTCCAATGCTGTCGCCGCAAGCAAAGGCTGTTGCTGATGCTCGTATTGCCGCTGGACAAGTATTCCAAGAAGGCCAACAGCTAACTCCTGCTGAAGCTAACAGGCTTGAAATAGAGCGTATGAAGAATACGTATTCTAATATGGAGGGCGTTGGACTGTGGGCAAATGCTGGAGCTCAGTTCTTTTTGAATACGTTATATCCCTCTGTAGCGCCTGGCTCTGAGCGAGTATATCAATACGCCAATAATATGAACCAAGCATATTTGGAGAGTATTGGCGTTGACGCTAAAGATGCCGACAAGGGCTTTACTGAGCAAAAAGATTTTGTTAGCGGAGCAAAGAAGCTTGGGGTTGATGTGGCCAACACCCTTGGATTAAGTGCTGCTGCGGCTGGACTTATGGGACTTGGTGGAGTTGGCGGTGCTGCTGCGCTTGAGGCACTTCCTGCGGCTGAATTCGGTGTGTCTACCGCTGCAGCTCGCGGAGGAATATCTGCGGCTGCGAACGCAGCTAGACAGACTGTTGCCAGCAACATAAGCAAAAATCCATTTACTTTTGGGCTGACGGGATATGCTGGAGCCAATGGCGGGTGGAGAGAAATAAAAGACGACCCAAAGAAGTCTATCACTGAAAAGGTTGCATACGCTACATTCTCTGGATTAAAGGAGATGATGGTTGAGGCTGGTTTCATTGGTGATTTTAAACTTTGGAATTCTAGCTTAAACGATGCTCAACGTGAAATAGCTAAAGAGTCATTTGGCAATACTTTAAAACAATTCGGAAAGGACTTTGTAGTCGCGGGAGGAGAAGAAGGAACAGAAGAGGGGCTTAGCTGGTCTGCTGACCTTATTTGGAAATATTTATCTGGAGACAAGCTGCCGACGGCTCGCTCAGGTTGGGAGGCTATGGCTATCGGAGCATTAGCTCCAGGTGCCGCACTGACTGGACAATATGCCCCCACTGTAGCCGATTATGCATTTGGAGCGCTACCATATACATTGCCAAATACTGGGAAGATAGGAGACCTGTATAACCTTAAGAAGAACAAGAATCAAATAATAAAAGACCTAGAGAACGAAGAACTTTCGACTGAGGAAAAAGGTATTCTTGAAGATTCTTTAGCTAGAGTTGATAGTTCTATTAAGGATTTGCAAAATGCCTCAATGGAAGAGCGTCAGAATATGTCCATTCAGGATATGCTTATGCTTGGATTCATTGATGCTAGAATCGAGGGATTAACGCAACAATTTTCAGCAGCTAAAACCAAAAGCGCTAAAACCGAAATTCGGTCTAGAGTTGAGGAGTTGATGTCTGAAAAGAAAAAAATAGAACAACAATATGATAGTTCGCAAGAAGGACAAGTACCAAGTGCTGTCGTCGAAGGGGAAACCGTTGTCGAAGCCCAACCTGTCGCTGGAGCAGGCCAAGAAGCGCCTGAAGCAGGTGGAGTTCTTCAAGTATCTGAGCAAGAAGAAGTAATCCTACCGCAGTTTGAGGCAGAAGTTGAGGCTGTTGCTTCTCTCCCCATCTTCCAAGCTATGCAGGATGGACAAGAGGTCGACATCAACGATGCTAATGCTGCACAGGAACAGATTCTCTCAGCTATCAGCAATGTTGCTGCTATGCCAGAGAGCGCCGAGAAAGAAGCGGCGACAGAACTTCTTACAGAACTTTTTGATGAAATTGACTACTATGACAACAAAACAGAGATTACTGCTCAAGACGTTACCGAAAGAGTCCCAGTTGGAGCTCCTAAAAGAGTTGAGCGCCCTAAAGCAGAAAAGGTCGGAAAGCTCCCCCTCGCAGAGCGACTCCGTAATGCCCCAGTAAGAGTAGGCGATGAGCGCTACGGCGCTGTCTCTATTCTTGAGGAACAGCCTGATGGCAACGTAGATGTTGTAACATATAGACGTGCTGCTGAAGAAGAAATCAAGAAAGGACTTGGCGATACGTGGGCCGATGGCGTTCAGCGCATTGAGAGCCGCCGTATTGTAGATGCCTTCCCGCGCATCACAGACATCGAATACGTAGAGTCAATCTTCGATAACGACGGACGCATTATGGGTGCTCGTGTCCGCAAGCGCACTCCGCTTGGTCAGGACGTATCTCCTCAGACGTTTGTCATCCTCAACCGAACCGAAGAAGCAGCTAAGCTGTCTAAGGCTCGTGAGTCCGCAGAGGACGCTAACCTTGCCCTTGATATTGCTATCCAAGGACAGATTGAACAGCTTGGAGACATCCCGCAGTATGATTTTGAACAGGCGTACGAAACCGTTACTCGCCGCGTAGAGACCAAGAAAAAAGTAAAGGCCAAGCCTCGCCCTGCTGCTAAGCCTTCTATGGTTATGACGCAGAATGAGCGTGATGCCATTAGCGACCTTGAGGTAGCTAAGATTGGGGTGCCCGTTTCTCGCCTTTCTAAGAAGACTTCTGCTGTCATTGACCGCTACTTGAGCGTTCTATACAATGTGATGCCCGACGTTAAGATGGTCGTGCACTACACGCAGGAGTCACTTGATAGCACTCTTCCAGAAAACCAGCGCACTGGCGATGTAGAAGGATACTACGACGATAAGAATGGAGAAATCCACGTAGTAGTAACCCCCACTTCAGACAGAGAAATCAGCAAGAATGAGTTCCGCGTAATCCGCCACGAAATCATTCACCCCATTGTAGATGCTCTTGTGTCTAAGGATTCGTTCTTTGCTAATCGTCTCACGAACGAGATTCGCAGCATTGTAGAGACGGCTCCTGAGGAGCTTGCCCGCACTACGGCTATGCGCCGTATGCGCGTTGTTCTCAAGGAAGGAAACCCGAAGGAGACCCTTACAGAGTTCTTGGCGCAGTTCTCTGAGCCTGAGCTTTTTGACCAGCTTGACCAGCACCCGACTTTCTTTGATAAGGTTAAGGCGCTGATTAACAAGCTATTGAATTTCCTTGGAATCAAGAAGCGAATCCAAAACAAGAAAGAGCTTCTTGACTTCTTGACCGAGATGCGCAACAGCTTTGCTGCTGGTAAGGCCGTACGTATTAAGGATGGCACTGTCGTACGTAGTGCGCTGAACAAATACCAGTTCTCCACTCGTCAAGAGAAACAGACTATCGTTCGTCGCTTCCTTGCTGAAGATTCAGAGGTGCGTATCGACATTGAATCCGACATTGTTCCTGCTGAGGAAATTCAGAACCTGAACCCCGCCCTGTCAACGGTGCTTCCGCTTATTGAAAAGTTGTCCACTAAAATGAAGCTCCCCTTTGTGGTTGTCAACGATAAGAAGTTTGACTACGCATCAAAGGTTGGATTCTTCAATTTCCCCGACCTCAGAACAGGAACAGTTGTCGAGCAGATGATGCCCGTAGATGCTGTTGACTCCTTCCGTAAGAAGGGATACAATATCCCGAAAGACATCAAGGCCGATAAGTTCATCGTCATCAACGCAGCAGCTAAGAACGTAGACCAAGCAATCTACGGCTACAGCGCTGTGTTTATTGAGATGCTGAAGGAACAGAATCCTAGCGCATTTAGCTCGGTGATGACTTCAGTTCTATCTAGTAAAAAAGGAGCAGACCCTATTGTTAATCAAGCGGTTGACAGCTACGAAGAGCTTAACGACATCGCTATGAGCGAGGGCCTATATAACAAAATAAAGGGCAATAAGGTATACGAGAGCATTGAACTAAACAACAAAGAGATTCGTGAAGCTCTTGCATATACCGCTCTTTCTGATGCGTTCCAAGATTACATCCGCAATACTTCTGCTGAGGCTGCCGCACAAAGTTCATTTGCCAATAATGTAGTAGATGCAGCAAAAGTTGAGCTTGACGAACAGCTTCGCCCAACCCCGATGTCTATTGCTGAGTTCAACTCTACATCTCGTCTTGATGACTTTGCAAATCTGTTAGCGTCTGCCACTGAGGTTCCTTCGTTTAGCCAGTACAAGACCAAGACGCTAGAGGAAGCTAAGGAGCGCATTATGGCCTCTCTATTTAGCAAGGTTAAAGCTAAAGAGTTTGCTGCGGATGCTGACGCTATGGTTGAGCGTATGACCAGAGAGGACGTGGTTTACAAGACTGGTGACGCTCCGATGAGCGAGCTATCGAAGCTGTATATCCGCGGCTATATGAGCGAAGTCCATATGGCAACTGGCAATGTCGAGTTGCTATACCAAGCGTTCACATCTCCACTAAACCCTATGGGGTATGACGACAGCTCTGCTTCGTTCCAAGCGTTGCTTGATGAGTATCAAGTTCAACGAGCTAAGATTGTTGACAAGCTGACTTCATCGTTATCTCGCTCTAATCTGGCTTCTCTAAGACTAGATTCGTTCATTACTGACTCAGGGTTAGATACTCCTATTGAGGAGCTTATCCCATACGTTGATGAGGATATTGACGCTGATACGTCGGAATCTATTCAAAAGGCTCTGATGGGAGAGGATGGACCAGGAATTGCTCTTATGCTTGCTATGGCTCCATCCAGTAGGAGCTTTGAGCTAAACGCATATATCGTACACCAAGATGTCAGCCTTTCAAAGGCGATGCCTTCAAACGTAGATGCTGTTATGGCTGATGCTAAAGATGGCATTGTCCACGTTCGTAAGGTTGGAGCTGGTTCATCTGACAACTACCACAGACTTAAATTCACTAAACGTGGTATTGTAGATGCATCTACAAATGAGGCCGCAAGTCAAGAACAGCTTGTTTCCCTTGGCAACGCTATTGCTATAGCTAAACTCAACGTATCAAAGGTTGCATTTAAGACGTTTGTAAATCCAAACTATGTATCCAACGACTTTGGATATGTTGTGTTCCCAGAGTTAAAGGCTGATATGCAGGCAGCTATTTCTGACATTGGAGTTTCATTTACAGCTTACTTGTATAAGCCTGCGGTTTCAACTAGTGGAGAGGCTGGATACAGAATTATGCTTTCTGAGTTTTCAGAGCCTGGGCCTGAGTTAAGGTCCTACATCAAGGATACTTTAAACAGCCTAATCCAATACAACGAAAAGGCCTCAGATAAAGACAGAAGTGTAAAAAGCATATACGACAAGATTGACAAAGAAGGAGTTGTATCCATTGATGACCTTCGCTTAGCTATTTCTACTATGGGTCAGGGCATAGCCTCTAGAGACCTGTATACTAGAACGTCGTCATTTGACTATACTTGGAAAGTACCCACGCTTTATCGTGGTCTTGACGTAATCAAAAAAGACTACAAGGGTAAGGAGCTTCAGGATAAGTACACTATAAATCTCACCTACAATCCTAATACTAGAATCATTGGGGTAGCCTATGACTCTAAAGTATTTGGATACAACAACATACCTCCATTCCTGTCGTCTGGAACATCTGAGATATTCAGCAGAATCGTAAACACTATTCCTACGATGTTCCCAGATATTGAGTATGCTGGGGTTGATTTCACTGCGGTTTCCGACAGTAAGGATGATAACATCGGTCTATACAAGGAATACATCGACAAGTTAACTAAGCTGTCAAAGTCTAAAGACGAAAAGGTTGCTAAAGAAGCTAATGACCTTTTGGCTAAGGAGCACAAGCACGATAAAGAGGTAAGCAATTACCGCCGTATTCAACTAAATAACCAAGCCTACATCCGCAAGGTTGGACAGCTATTCTCTCTTAAGGTCAATAAGGATAACGAAGTTCTTCTTAGTGATTTTGAATACGTTGATAAGCTTGGAGTACTGTATGCTTTTCCGTCTGAAAAGTATGACCAGCTTATGAATTCTCTTTCTCAAGCAGGATTTGACAACCTATCAGAGACGGAGAAGGTCAATCTTCTTCAAGAAACATTAGAAAGATTAAACGCTAGAGTCATTCTTGACGAAGCACAGATTCGCAAAAACTCAAAGCGCCTTAATCTTGACCCTATTGATTACGTAGAGCAGTACGCTAAGTTGTTCCAAGCTCATAGTATGAATGGAGAAATCATACCCATTCCAAAAATCTTTATGAACCTGAACGCGCCTACGCAGTTTACCCGCTCGGCTGTTCAGTTCTCTAAGCGCATCAAGCTGTCTCCTATCGAGGAAAACGCAGAAGATGCTGCACTGGATAAGGTGGCTAAGGCTTCCTACGATTCGGACAAGGAGTATGCGGAGCGTATGAAGTTGTTCAACGAGAAGAAGACTAGTATCTTCTCAAAGAAGGCGTGGCTCGACCGTCAGGCAGACATCCGCGAGGCTATGATTGATGGCGGAATGGACTATGCCGAGAATCTTATGACGCTTCGTGCTGGTGCTCAGGCGAACGCAACAGACTTGTTCAACCGAGCAGAGAAGCAAATCTATAGAGACCTTTCTCGTGGTGATATTGAGGCTCTTGACCAAATCATCTTTATGCGTCGCGTCATCCAGATTGATTCCAATTGGGATGAGCGCAAAGCATTGGCGGAACAGAATCTCAACAACTTCGATGCGAAGATGGTCGTTGACATCAAGGCCATTGATGAGCTCATCAAGTCAGAAAAGGCCAAGTCCAAGCCTGACAATAAGTTTATTAGTGAGCTTGAGAACGACAAGATGAACATCCGTCAGCAGCGTGAAAAGCTCAAGGAGTACGCTGATGATTATGCTGTTCGCCCCCAGCACCCGAAAGGTCTCAACGCTGAAGAGGCTATCCAAGCCATTACCGCAATGGAGCGAAAGCTTGGAGCTACGATGTTTGGAAAGCTCAATATGCGTGCTGATGCTTACTTCAATGAGTTCAGAAACATCTTGAGAACCTACGAGCAGAATGGCCTTATCGACAAGCAGACGTTTGACAGATTCGTTAAGGACGACTACGAGCCTCGCAAGTTCGTAGAGAAAATCTTTGAGGCTCTTGACGATGAGGTGTTTGAGCGTTCTGGTATGGGTCTTAAGCAAGACGTACTCAAGTCTATCGAAGAGGGTAGCGAAGGCAACCTTCTTATGGACTCTCGTATGCTGTTGTCTCTTGCCTATAAGTCTCAAGAGGCTAAGCGCTTTGAGAACATCGCCAACAGGGAGCTCGCTAAAGAGATTTCTCCAGATAGCGCTGACTTCCTTCGCAAGGCTAACTACGCTACGTTGTTTGACGGAAGCATTGCTACCGACCAATACGGCAACAACAAAGTTGACCCTGCTGATAAAGGATTCACCAACGTATTCTACAAAGAGAACGGAAAGCTTCGTGCATTCCAGCTACGCAATGATATGTATGTTCAGTGGCAGGACGCTAACCGAAGCTTCTTTGGTGTCGGTGGCCGCGCTAAGAAGATTCTGTCGGCTCTTTCTGGAGCCCCTGTTCTTCGTGCCTTCGCAACTGGATACAACGTATTCTTCGGGTTTGGTCTGGTAGTTCCTGAATCTCTGGCTATCGTTATGGCTAGAAACAAGGTGTATGGGAAGGACAGCTTCCTTCCTGTTGCAATCTTGAAGATGGCTAAGGACTATGCTGTCGGTATCTATTCCAAAGCTACAGACCAAGAACTTGTTCGTGACTACTTTGCCCACGGAGGAGGTATGTCATTTATGAGTCAGGAGTTCCGCCCAGAGTACCGCTTCAAGGAGAAGTACAAGAACAGCCTCGAGTACGCTCTTGCTAAGCGCTGGGATAAGGTTGCTAAGGGAATTGCCTTCACGGGTGAAACCTTTGAGATTGGTATCCGCCTAGCTGTTTACAGTCGTATGATTTCTAATCTCAAGCAGCAGTATCCTGACTTGGCTAAGACCAAAGATGGGCTTGAGAAGATTAAGTTTATGGCTGCTGCTGAGGCTCGTTCCATCGTAGACTTCAGTAAGGGTGGTACGCTTACCAAAGACCTTGATGCTATCGCTCCTTACCTAAACGTAGCGTTCCAAGCTACTGCGGCTACGTTTAATGGAATCAAGGACAACCCGAAAGCATTTGCTGAGAAGTTCTTCCAATATGCCGCTGGCCTTATGGGGCTTGTGTTCTATAACATCCTAACCTACGGAGACGATGACTACGAGGATGTAGACCCGTATATGCGCTACCGCTACCACATCATCCTCCTTCCCACAAAGGACGAGGACGGAAAGCGTCAATACATCCGCTTGAAGAAACCACAACAGCTTCTACCGCTTACTGTGCCCATCGAAATGCTGGCTCAGTCTTGGGCCTCTACGATAAACGGCAAGCCTAAGAAGTTCTCAGACGAGGAGATTAAGCTCGCTTGGGAAAATGCTGCTGATGGTGTTCCTTTCTTTGTTCCTGGGGTTGACAAGGCCTACGACCTTATGAACAGAGTCCCAGTGATGTCTGTGATTGCCAAGTCGTTCTTTAACTACGACTCATTCCGCAATGCTACCATTGTTCCAGAATATATCTTCGGACAGGTAGAGCCGTACGCAGAGGGGCGCAGTAGTGACCGTGTAGAGTACTTCTACAAGGCGCTTGCTAAGGCTTCTGAGTCTGAGTTTATCCCAGATATTTCAGCTCCTCGCTTGAAGGCTGGCGTAGAATCAATCATCACCAGCCCGACCACCAACTTCCTCGTTGGCGTAGCGTATGGCGTTCTTGACTTGGCTGCCAGAGCAACAACTGATGCACTCAACGTAGAAGACGTAGACCTGTCCGACAAGCAGCTTCAGGAGTCTGTTGAGGGACGCGCTACGAGAGAGCTCAAGAACATCAAGAGCAATGCCACCAAGGTGTTTGTTCGCTCGGTGAATCCTAACTGGCCTGACTACGTTAAGCGTGCAGGTTCACAACAGGAGATTAAACTTGAGGAATCTACTGAAGATTATCTTGCCAGCGAGAAGATTAAAGCTCTTGCTAAGAAGCACAAGGAGCAGGGTCGCTTTGAGAAGAACGGCAAGCAATATCAGGAGGAGCTAAATAAGATTCTGTCTGGTCTACCAGCCGAAAAGAGAGAGCGTATTGGTCGTAAATACTTCTACGCAATCGCCTCTAGCGACAAGGACAAGAGCCTGATGAGCATTAGATTTGCAGACACGCCGAGCGAAGCCGCACGAGTGTTCTACGATAAGTTCGGAAAGCTTGAACCTGAGGAGTTTAACGACGTAATGAAGGACCTACGTGAGACTGGATTCCGCCCTAACGAAGAGTTCTATGCTGTCATCCGAAAACTATACACACAAAAACAATGATGAAGAAATTTGTTGCACTGGCATTATTGATGAGCATCCTTTTATCGGGCTGCTCAGCCAACAAGCGGGCGACGTGGCATCTCAACCGCGCAACGCGATTGAATCCATCATTGCTAAAAGAAAGAGTGATAGTAAAAACGGATACTGTTGTAACCAAAGAGATTGTGTATGCGGATACAGTTTCTTTTTCTGGAGTTGACAGCGTAGTGGTGAGCAACGATACAGTTGTTACAACACTTATCAAGTACGAGGACAGAATAATTGTAAAGACTAAGGTGAAGCCCTATAACATCGTAAGAGATGTTGAGGTGAAAGTGCCTGTGGTTGAGTATCTTCCGACCCCAAAGACTTGGGTAGACAAGGCGAAAAATGTCTTGCTATTGTCTCTTATTGTGATTTTATTATTTATCTTGGCTACAAGATTCGCAACAAGATGGCTAAGGTAAAAGAAGTAAAGTCTACGTTTCAACGCAAGGCACGTCGCAAGCGTCCAGGAGTTCACGCTAAGACAAAATACTCTAAGAGTAAGAACAGCAAAAACTACGCTAAACTAAGCGTAGGGCAAGGCTAAAAGCCCTTACAGAAGTTAAGCGCCTTTTCTATCACTTGATGCATATCGTAGTACTTGTATTCAGCAAGTCTACCCCCCAAGTGTAGACCTTTCCACGCATCAGCCAGTGCTTTGTACTGGATGTATTTGATTCTGTTGGTCTTCGTTTCAATAGGATAGTATGGCTCAGCTCCACGGAAGTATTCAGATGGATACTCCTTGGTTACTATGGTGTACTCAGACTCTACGTCTCGGTCAAAGTGACGGTGCTCTATTGAGCGTGTAAACTTGGTCACGTCATCGGTGAAGTTTATCACTGCCGTCCCTTGGTAGTTCTCCTTCTTGTGGGTCTTCTGTTCGAACCTAAGACTACGGTATTCTAGGTCTCCATAGACGTAGTTGAACAGCTCATCAATCTTACCAGTGTATATGATGTTCTTGGCGAATATGTCGCCAGACAAATCATTGAATTCAACACCAAGTTGCACCTCGACTCCATCTAAAAGCTGTTCGAATATCCCAGTGTATCCACCAACAGGAATGCCTTGATACTTATCGTTGAAGTAGTTGTTGTCAAAGGTTAGGCGAACAGGAAGACGCTTGATAATTTCAGCAGGCAGTTCGCTGGGCTCACGCATCCATTGCTTCTTGGTGTATCCGTATACCAACTTTTGGTACATCAGCCACCCGATGGAGTTGATGGCTACCTCCTCAAGGTTCTGCGGCTCATCAAACTTCTTCATCTCCTTGAGTTTTTCTTCTACCTCGTATGGACTGCTTACTCCGTATATCTGCTGGAACGTCCAAAGGTTGAAGGGGAGCGAGTATATGTTTCCCAAGTAGTTGGCTACGGGGCTGAACTTATACTGATGAAATGTAGCGAATCTGTTGATGTAGTTCCATACCTCCTCGTTTGATGTGTGAAAGATATGTGGCCCATATACGTGTACATCTATGCCCTTCTGCTTGGAGGTGTAACAGTTCCCTCCGATGTGCGGTCGCTTGTCGATGACAAGACATTTGTAGCCCTTGTCGGTCAACTCTCTAGCGCAGATGCTTCCGTAGAGACCTGCGCCAACAATCAGAAAATCGTACATTACTTGTGGTAGTTGAAGATGTATGTCCACATACGCTCTGCGCACCACGGTCCATCGGGATACTTGTCGCTTTCAAGCACCCGCAATACACTCTTCCAGAAGGACAGCTTCTTATTCTTGATAAGGTCGCGGTGCACGATGAACTGAGCGCCAGCAACAAACATCATATCCATCTGCACGATGGTGCCAAACAGCGCAATTTGGAATCCAGCTAAGTCAAGTCCTGCGTGATGAGGGAGTCCATTGATGTCGCACCGAACAATAGAGTTGCCCACAAAGTAGAACTTCTCATTCTTGCTTGATTCGGAGATTCTGTCGAAGTCGTTAATCAGAGACAGAACGTGTGGGGCGTGGTCAAATGGGTTGCCCTGAATAAATGCTGTCCATTCTGGCAACGACTTGTAATTCTTTACAATATGATATGCATAGGTTTGCGCCTCTCTCCCTACGTTTGGCAATTGAATACCAATACCCCTATCGCCCTTGTCGTATACGATTGTGTTGGCGCTTATACGCTTCACGTACGACAAGTCTTCTTTGTAGGATGCAATAACTACGTCCATTATGAAATGTATTTAAGTCTTTTTTGGTTTACCAAGTCAAGGTTGTGGTCTGGAGAATCCTTTAGGTGTTCAAACAGGTTTCGTCCTAACTTCTTTGCTAGATTTTTGTCCATCATCTCGATGGCCTCGGCCCATTCCTTTTGGTCGGAAGCAAGAAGTCCTGTCTCTCCGTGGATGATGGTCTTGCTGTATGGCTTCGTGTTGGCGGCGATAACTGCCGTCTTAGTCACGGCGGCTTCGGTTATCTTCAGGTCGCTCTTGCTCCAGTTGAATCTGTTCGCCACTAAGGGTACAAGGCTAACATCGAAGTGCTTATAGAACTTGGCGTAGTTCCAGATGTCGGCAGGGGGTAGTGTTTTGTTGTACTTGAATATGTCGTCGTACTCCATACCCTCTACTCCAAAGGTGTAGACTTTAGAGAAGTCGTATCCTATGGTCTTAATGTCATTAATATGAGCCAGAGCGCCAACGTAGCCAAACCTAACCACAGAATTTCGTGACTTGGTTTGTTCGGTCCATTGCTGTTCAGTGGTGTCGATTGCATTGTTTACGAATTCAATGATTGCTTTAGGGTTTACGTCAGCCATCATCTTAGCGAGATACGTAGATGGAGTCCAAATGACATCAGCAATTTTGATGGTCTTCTTGATGTCTGGCCCATAGTAAACCTCGTACATCTGACGCGCTGGGTTCTCTGGGTTAAGCACCCAGTAGTCGTCGTTGTCAAGGATGAGCTTCACTCCGTGCTTCTTGAGCATACGGCTGAACTCCTTGTGGTTATTGACAGATACCTTACGCGATACGATTAGGTTGTCAACCAAGTCTAAGTTGATGTCTTTCAGCTCGTTGAGCGACTGAATCCAGTGTAGGTTTACACCTTGTGACTGGAGTCTGCGCAATGGTACGATAAGGCGGTGGTAGTTAACGCCACCAAGCCCATCAATGTGGACAATTGTAATCATTCTTTATAGTATTCTTTTAGAGACTCACGAATCCCGTTGAGCTCTTCCCTTAGGCACGCTTGGAACCTTTGTAGTTTTTTTTCTACTAACTCTTTTTCTACCAACGGGTTTCCTTGGTGGTCGTGCAGTTGTTCGTACAGCTCCGTCATCGCTTTGTGTACGCCTTCTGCGGCTAGGTGATACTGTCTTGATAGTTGGCTCTTGGTCATCTTCTACAATTTCGTACCCCCAGCATTTTATAGTGGCTAAGAATTCGTTTTTTCCGAGGGAATTATCATACTCTGAGCTAATAGCAGTAAAATATTTCGGGGTATCGTCAACAATGTATCCGTGAGACTTAAGATAATCAGCAAGAAACTTAATAGCAACGATAGTATTGTCGACATCAAACCTACAATTGTACCTAAGGTGTATGCTAATCTTGCTAGCAGTGAACCTGTCGAAACCGTGAAGTGTTTGCTTAATTTCTTTTCCAAAGGAAGATTTCTCGCCGAAACGATTGCTCCAGTGTTTACCAGAATATAGCGCGTTAAGGCTAGGTGGCTTCGGAACAGGTATTGTAATCTCTCTGTAATCATCGGGCATTAAACAAATTTATTAAAATATCTTGCTATAATCATCATTTAAATAGTCGTGCCCTAAAAGTATTTCCTTCTGTTCCACGTAACTACCTAATGGAGGGAACAGCAATTCACCTCTTTGAGTACGTAGGGAGGTGCGCGAGTTGTTCATCTCCAAAAGGATTGGCGAGTCGAATGATGTAGGCTCTCCGCCTGTTTCCGTCTCTCGAATCTTGCGTACGTGCCACTCCATTGTCCTTCGCATCTGTGGGACAGAGTGCTGAATCTTGCGGTGAAACGTAAGGAAGTTATCCGACCTGTTCACCCACTTGCCCCCGTGTTCGCTGTCTTCAGCGCCAGGAGCGACAGGAAGGCCGTCCTCTCCTCTCCTTCGTGCCGACTCGGTAATGGCGTGGGTGTTTAGCCACAGCGCTACCTGATTGGTATTGGAGAATGTAAGGAACTCAGAGGCCGCATCGTAGTGATACTCGTGTACGCCTACCCCTGAGGTGCGTGACATATCTACACGTAGTGAGTTGTATGGGTCAATGAATATGCCATCTACTTTCTTGTACTGGAGTATCTTCTCGCAGTACAGGAGGATGTCCATATAAGAAAAGACCTTGTTGTTGTTGATGAAGATAAAGTGTTCTTTCACCCAATCGTAGGCCCTCTTGCGAACCATATAATTCATCTCACGAATCTCCTTGTCGCAGGCGTACTGCATAAGGCGCATCTTAATAGAGGCTGTCCTACTCTCTGATGAGTACACAACCCATCGCCAATCGTGGCGTATTGCCGCGTTAACCATCAGATGAAGTCCAAGCGTGGTCTTTCCGATGTTGCTGTGTCCGTTGATAATGGTGAAGTCCTTCTTGTATACAAAGTACCTATCTATCTCAGCGTGCCCTGTGGTCAGGCCAAGCTGTATGCGGCCTTCTGCAAAGTCTGCAATCCATTGTTCATCGGCATCATCTGAAGATATGAAGGACATATCTCCATCCTGAAGCTTTAGCTTTCGTGTTTCGGTATCTTCGGCTGTGATGATTTCACGTATAGGCCTACGCTTCCCTTCTTCGATGCCGTCGGTAATGGTCTTCTTGGCGGAGTCTAGACTCTCTACATCTCTACGTTCAATCTCACGTAGGAGAACTCGGAACACCTCATCCTCTTCCATCTTGCCTGCGGCAATGTATCCACCACACAGAACTGCTGCTCGTAGCAATGTGCTGTGCTTCTCCCCATCGGGAGCTCTGCGTATCATTGTAGCCGCGATGTTGAGTCGCTGGTAGTCTGTTGCCTTCTCTACCTTAATCTCTTGTGTCTTTCGCTGTTCGTATTCCTCTGATATCAGGTTAGGAAATGGGACAGCATTCTTCACACAGATGTCTGGGTCGTATGACTCAAAGCAAGCACGAGATTCGTTCTTTCCCGACGTATCTATAACGATGCCATACTTGTTATCGAAGTAGTGCTCAAGTGCTCGGAAATGGTCTCTGTGTCGCTCTGGGTATAGAATCTGCACCAATGCTTTGATGCCATCTCCAGAGGGACTCACCCATACCGCAATGATATGTTTGTCTAAACACAGAGCGTTTTTAACCTCCTCTACCGTAGAGAACTTAGTTACGTGGTCGATGTCTATGACTATTAGCCCGCTATGTTCGGTTAGGGCATCATCATTTCTTGACTCGAACTCCCCACTCCATAAGACTACAGGTAGCTTGGTCTTGAGTTCTTTCTCTCCTTCTCTGATTAGGGTTACTCGCTCACTCTGCTTGCCCTCTCTGATTCGCTCAAGGGCTTGCAATACGGTGATGTAGTTGGGTGCATCTTTCTCAAAGACACTCCTGAATATGGTTACATTCTTATCAAGTATACTCATATCCCTTCGATTATAGATATTACTTTCTTCCAGTAATCGTAGCCTTTCTCGTTGGCCATATACATACACTGCGTTGCGTGTTTGATGGCATCTTCTTTTCCGTGCATCTTTACCATAGAAAGAGCTTTAACAGATTCATTCAGTCTCTTCTGCATAGCTAAATACTTCTTTAATAATTGTCTGTGATGCAATCAATCGCTCTTCTTTTGTGTCGTAAGGCAAAAGGAACTCGGCCTCATTCATAAAGTCAATGAATCTGTTTCGGTAGATGTTTAGGCGCATCTCTGGTGAGAACTTAACAGCGTTACTCACCTCATTAAAGTACTCCTTTGCAAAGTCTTCTACTTGCTTTTGGAGAACAATTGTAGCCTTGTCTTTAATGTTTAAATAGTCGAATACCTTTTTGTGTCCGTGTATTACGCTAGCGTGATTCTTATCGAATGCTCTAGCGATTACAGAGTACGGAATGCCTCTCGTGCGTAGTGCGTAGAACAATGCTTGACGAACAGATACAACGCTTTGCAGTCTGGTTTTGCTAAGCAAGTTCATCTTAAAATATTCGCAAGCAACATCTACAAAACCATTGACATCTCTTTCTGAGTATCCTATGTCTTTCATTTTAAATAATTTATTTAGTACCCTCGGCGCGGCTCGAACGCGCAGTTTTTTAATTTTTATTTTTCATCCAGTATCCTCTGCCAGGTTTTGATATGCCCCACCTCTTGCAAAGTTTTGAAACCATAACGTCAGAGCATCCTATCTTTTTGGCAATTTTAGTTGCTGGAATTTCCCAAACAAGAATGCTTAATTCTTCAGGGGTTATTTTGTTGTGAACTCCTCCAACCTGCCTAAATGCCGAAGCGCAGGATACGCTGCAAAAATTATAATCCACAGTTATAAACTTTTTTGTGCAGTTTTTACATCTCTTTACTGATTTAATTGAATTACTATGTTTCCTTCCGTGCATAGTTGGAGAAAGTGCCTCTAGATTGCTTGGGTCATTATTACATCTATTTTCATCTATGTGGTGCACCTGATAGCTTTTATCAATCCACTTCCCCATCTTGACAGACATTACGTGTCTATGGTAATAAACCTTACCTCCTCGGCTTGATAATGGATGCTCTGAATCTAGAAAGTATACATAACCAAGAGTCTTGTCTACTCTTGTTTTTATATGCTTATCGTAGCTAGATGGATTTGGATATTTCATATGTTTATGATTTGCGCCCCCGCCCAGACTCGAACTGGGATTTGTCACGCTTAGAAGGCGTGTGCCATATCCATTAGGCGACGAGGGCTATTAATACCACAAATATAAGAAGTTTCTTGTTAGAATCAAATCGCCTCTGAGGCTTTGTTTTTCTTAGCCTCGAGCTCCTTCCAGATTCCTTGGTTGATTATCTCTTCCACGTGAATCTCCGCCCTGCGCAGAATAAGTGTTGCAAGAGTCTGTCCATCTAACTGGGTCGACGGAAGGCTATCTGTTCTAACAAGTATTACGTTGTCTCCTCGCTTCTTAGGGAAGTGGATTACCGTGAACTCTTTGTCGGACAGCTTCTCTAAGTGGACAACGCCCTTATCTGAGTGCGCCTTTACAACCTCAAACCACGCAGTCTTCTTCGTTGGAGTTGAACCAAAAAAGAAGGGGGAGTCAACCTTCAATATGTCTATCCCCCATTCTAGTCCCACTAGGTAGGCTAGTGATGATTCAAGTAGCTCAGAAGGGCAAGTCGTCATTGCTTGGGGCTACACGACCTTGAGGAGCTGATGTTGCCTGTTGTGGCTTAGAGCCCCACGTGGCGGGGTCAGACACTTCCAAGTAGTAGTTACCTTTAGAGCTGCGCTTAAGGTCAAACGAAACGAACGGCTTCTCTCCCTTGGTAGCGTAACGCTGGAGGTCATTCATCTCGGCAACTGAAAGGCTGAAGCGTACAGATACGCCGCCATTGGGTTCTACAAAAGAGCGCGAAGCGTCATCCCATACTTTTGCTGACTTAACGTAGCCACAAAAGATTTTCTCTGTTTTATTTTCCATTGTATTAGATTTTAAACAAATGTAGTTAATAAAGTTGTTAATTGCAAAACACTTTGTAAAAAGAGGGAGCGCCTTGCGTTCTTCCCTCTTACTCTTTGATAAACACTCCGTTGACGAGTTTACCCTTGCGTCCTTTGATTTCGTTATATGCTGTCTCTAAGCAATCCCAGGGGTTGAGTTCGAGTTGAGCGCATAGAATGATGAGCGTTACGAGAACGTCACCAACAGCATCAATGGTTTCTTCTTCTTTCTGTTTGGCAATGGCTGAGGCAAGTTCACCAACCTCTTCCATTACTTTGAGCATCTGCTTGTTTGCATTCTCTCTTTCGAGCAGACCGCGCTCAATAGCCCAGTCTACTACTTTCATTTCTAAATCTATGATTGAGTCCATTCTTCTAATTCTAAAATTAAACTAAGTGCGTTAACGTATCCTTCCCAATACTTGGCTTCGGTGTCTCTACGGCTGTACAAACATACGTTGCGATTGTATTGAGCCTTCTTGTACTGCTCAAGTATTAGCTTCTGGTTCTTCATTTCTTAGGCTATTCATATAGTCTTCATAACGAATGCATTCGGCACATACCAATTCAGATTTCAACTCCTCGTTGAGATGATGGTACACGTCATTCGGTGAGCCACACCTATCGCACACGAGTGTGTTGGCTAATCCGTATGGATTCCAATCAGCATTATCATTGAAGTCGCTTGACACCTCTACGTACCATAGACCGAAGTCAAAGATGATAGACCACGTTACGTTTGGGTATCGTAGCCACGTTACGCCTATGGCAAACTGGTCTACGTATTTTCCTTTGCTGATTCTCATTTCTCGTTGTTTTTGTATTCTTCATCAGTTGCTTGGTCAAATGAAAATGGTCTATTGCATTTGCCGCACGTCATATATTCTCCATCTTCTGAAAAAGTTATTACAAACTCACCTTCTTGAATGTATTCTTTGCAAGATTTACAATCACAAGCGTTTCGGGTCTTACAATATGGACATATAAAAGCTCCTTTCATTTCTCGTTGGTTAAATTGTTTTCAATCCACTTACCGCCCTTTGAAAAGTTTTCTTCATTCCACATAGGCGTTAGGTTTGTATAATGATTCAATGCATACAGCTCATCAAGCGTTGTGGCAACACATAATGGTTTCGTGTGGTCAATAGACCATTTCCCAATTCCAATTCCATAGTTGTCCCAATTCATACCGTCAGAGAACAAAGACTCAATGTAAGACTTAAACTCCTCAGGTGAGAGCCCAACAGAATCAAGTGTTTTAAATCTCTTGTCCATAGATGACGCTCTACAGAAAATAGAAAGTCTTGAACGAAGATTGCATATAGCTCTAAACATTGGGTCTTTCTTCTTTCTTATGGCTCGCCTCTCTTTGTCAGAGTTCCTAACGTATTCCTTGTTCTTCAACCTCCAAGCTTTTCCGTACTCGCTATGAGACTCTCTATTTTTTTTTCTGTACTCTTTGGCTAAAGCCTTTATGGTTTCGGAATTTTCATTGCGCCATTCTCTGTAACAGCTTTTGCAAACTCCTTGAAGGCCGTCTTTTGCCCTGTTGTCTTTGCTAAAGGAATCAATTGACTTGCTTTCTTTACACTTATTACAGTTCTTCACGTCTTCGCTAATTAAAGGTTTCTACAATTGGTGATGAAGTATTTGTTGCTATTGTTACAATACTTTCATCGTAAAGTGAGAACTTTTCAAAGTCTGGATAGTTCATTTCTCGTTGGTTTTAGTATTCCAATAGTATTCGCACTCTCCATCTTTGATAGGTGCGTTCATAAAATAGGATTGCCACGTTCCCGTAGGGGCGGTGTATCGGTAGCACGTCAACTTGAGGTCGCAATCTGCGCCACTACATTTGGTGATGTCGGTCATTGATGTTAAAGGTTTCGTTGTACTTTTCCAAGAAGTCATCTACCTCGTATGGTTCCCAGTAGTTTTGAGCGCCATCTGTTCGGTCGTTTCTTTCCTCGTTATATGCTAACAAAATGGTACGCACTTGCTCCTTCTCCATTGCTTTGGCTTTCTGAATTGCGATTTTAAACGCATCCCACTCGTATGGGTACATATCAGATAGGGTGTTATCTAATTCGTGGTATAGCCACTCTACTGCTGTCTGTTTCATTTGTCGTTAGTTTTAAAGGTTTCATTTAATAGTTCTGCTAACTCTTGAGCACCTTCCCCGATAGGGCCAATCATCTTGCCGTCTACAAGCACGTTGTATCCGTATTCATCACAGCATCCATCTCCGCAGGTGTGCCAGTATGGTTGAAGTTCTATTTTCATTTCCAATCTGAGTAAGTCAATCCCCACATTACATTGAACCAGCGCATCTCCTTCTCGGCATAGGCCGCTCGCATCTTGAGTTCTTTCATAAGGTATTGCTTACCCCACTTCGTAAACTCTTCAGCCTGCTCGACAGTCATAGTGTACTTCTGGAACCACTTGTCTACGCCAGCAATGTCTTCGTAGGTAACGTTATGACCAGCGATTACAAACATCTGGTTGATTAGGTCAATCACTGCCTTCTCTTTCTTTTGTTCTCTGGTTAGTCGTTTCATTCTTCAGTGTTGAAATAGTTAGACCTATGACACTCTTCACACAGACGCTTGCCTTCCATAACGAGACCAAGTTTAGGTGTATGTGTAGTTACCTTTTGGCAGTGTAAGCAGAATTGCTTACCTCGTTTGTGGATGGCGTCTTGTTTCATAGCGAGCATTTAGGGGCACGAAACCGTGGATTCCGCTACCCGTAATGACTCGTTATCCTCAATTAGAATCTCCCAATAGTCTTCGTGTTCAACGAATCCTGATGCGATTCCGTCTAGCCCGTACAGCGACATCTTTGTGCCGACAGGTATGTATGGGCCACCGCTCGGGTCTACGAATATAATACTGTCGTCATCCTTCCACCCGTAGCGTGTGTACTTGAAGTTTCCCTTCCAGTCAATGTTGCCGTTCTCGTTTTTCTCAAACGTGAACTCATCTCCGTATCGGTTAGTGTACTTACTCATCTTCCGTGTCGTCCATATAGTCCTTATACTCTGGGTAATGCGTACCCTCTGGGCCATTCTGCATAATTGCCCTCCATCTAAGGTCTTGAGCTTTCTCATCCTCGTCCTGCTGAATAGCGTGGTTTGAGCAAGGGCTCGGCTTTACTTGGTTGTCTACGT